GGAGTAGAATGTAAATTCTCTAAAGAATGTCCTGGAAAAAATTTTGTATTAGGAAGAATAATAAATAAAGCATAGTAGAGGTTTTGGTGCAGAAAATTGCCATTAAATAAATTAGATAATTTTATCAAGAACACTGAAGGTCGTATATTATATGTTAGTCCCGCAGATTTAGATTCGACTGATAGTATTGACAATACTGGCAATTCTCTTGCCAGACCTTTTAAAACGATTCAAAGAGCACTGCTTGAATCAGCAAGATTTTCTTATGTAAAAGGAAATAATAATGATCATGTTGAGAGAACCACAATTCTTTTGATGCCTGGTGATCATGATATTGATAACAGACCAGGATTTAGACTTAGAGATACACAGATTATTTCTCCTTCTGGAACAACATCGAGTGTGACTACTCTTGATTTAAATTTAAACACTAATTTTGACTTAACGCAAGAAGACAATATTCTTTATAAGTTTAATAGTGTTAATGGTGGTGTTATTGTACCTAGAGGAACCTCTATTGTTGGTCTTGATTTAAGAAAGACTAAAATTAGACCTCTTTATGTTCCAAACCCAACTGATGATTCTTTAGAAGGAACTGCGATTTTTAGAATTACTGGTGCATGTTACTTCTGGCAGTTTTCAATCTTTGATGGAAATGAAAATGCTACAGTTTATACTGATAAGGCAGATTTCACTTCTGGAAATAAGTCTAAACCAATTTTCTCACACCATAAACTTACTTGCTTCGAGTATGCTGATGGTGTAAATCTAGTATCTGACAGCACTGGTGATTATGCACTGACAGATCTGGATATGTATTATGGAAAACTTTCCAATGCATATGGAACTGGATCTGGAAGCCCAAATAGAAATATTGATGATAAGTATCCTTCAAAACCTGGTGGATTTGCAAAGCAAAGACCGGAGTTTGAAATTGTTGGAGCATTTGCATCTGATCCAATCAGTATTAATTCAATTGAGGCAGGATCTGGTGGAACTCCTAGTAATATAGTTACTGTAACCACCGCAACAGATCATGGTTTATCTGAAGGAACTCCTATCAAAATCAATGGTGTTGTTCCTGCAGACTATAACATTGCGACAAAAGTTCAGAATGTTACGGATGCGAGAACTTTCACATATCTGCTCCCAGTATTCAGAACAAATCTAACTACTCCAGGAAATGCTTCTGGAGCAACCGTAACTATTGAGACCGATACTGTCTCTGGTGCATCTCCTTATATCTTTAACATCTCTCTCCGTTCTGTTTATGGAATGAACGGAATGCACGCTGACGGATCTAAGGCAGATGGATTCCGTTCAATGGTTGTTGCACAGTTTACTGGTGTTTCTCTCCAGAAAGATGACCGTGCATTTGTAAAATATAATAAGACTTCTAGATCTTATGACGGAGTTGTCTATTCGAAAGTTGAGGGTGCAAGTCTTTCAAATGGATCAAGTCAAACAGATCCCCAAAAAGTATATCACCTAGATTCTCAGGCAGTTTATAGAAGAGGATGGGAACAAACACACATTAAAATTAGTCAAAACGCAATCTTACAGATTGTTTCTGTTTTTGCTATTGGATATAACAAGCACTTTGTTTGTGAAAGTGGTGGTGATGCATCAATCACAAACTCTAACTCAAACTTTGGTCAGTTATCACTGATTTCTGATGGATTCCGAAAGGAAGCATTTGCCAAAGATAACAAGGCATTTATTACAAATATCTTCACGCCAAGATCAATTACATCTGAAGATGAACCAATTGACTGGTTGAACATTGATGTTGGTATTACCACCAATACAAGTTTAAATGCAAATGCAAGTTCTGATAGACTTTACCTTGCAGGATTTGAATCAGAAGATAATCCCCCACTGGTTCTGACGCAGGGGTATCGCATAGGTGCAAAGGTTGATGATAAATTATTTGTTACCATTAATGGTTCTGATTATTCTGCAAATATTTTAATTCCAGGAACTACTGAAAGTTCCTATAAAGAAAAGACTGTAAATTCAGTAACTTCTAGTATGCTGGATTTGGGTGTCAACCACGGCATTCAAACTGGTGAAAAGATCGTCATCATCAGTGATAATGCAAACTATCCAGAAAATATAATTCCTCATGTTGTATATTATGCAATTGCACTTCCTTCACCAAATACTGAAAAGATAAAACTCGCATCAACAAAAACAGATGCTGAAAATGGGCAGGCAATTACAATTTATGGTGGAACAAAATTAAAAATTCAAAGTAGAGTTACTGATAAAATTGCAGGAGACATTGGTCATCCAGTTCAGTGGGATTCTACTCCAGGTCGTTGGTATGTAAATGTCAACTCCAGCAATACAATTTACTCACAACTGAATACTTTAGGTGCATCCGCATTTGAATCTGGTCAGACTGAACCTTCTTTCTTTGTCAGAAATCCAGATCCAAGAAGTTTGGATGAAAAAATCTATAAGTTCAGGGTTGTAATTCCAAAAGAACTTACAAATGGAAAAACTCCTGAAGCAGGATTTATCATTCAAGAATCTAGCACGACAAATGCCAGAAATGTTGGTGATTTTACTCTAACAGACATTGATAGTACAGATTATGAGTTTGAAAGAAATCCAAGATTTATCTCAACTTGCACTCATAATAGTGGAGCAAATCCACAAGAGTCTACTGTAATTACCGAATTACCTCATAATTTAAATGTTGGTGATCATATCATTATCAGAAATGTAACTGACACAAGTAATGCCGCAGGTGCATTCAATTCTGGATACAACGGATCTTTCTCCGTTAAATCCGTAAGTTCCAACAATATGGAATTTACATATGTCAACACCAATATCACAAAACCTGGTTCTGGTGGAACCAATGATACAAACACTAGAACATTATCTCTTCCAAGATACGAAAGGAATAATATTCAGAGTAATTTCTATGTTTATAGAAATGAAATTATTGATGAATACATTCAAGATCAGCAAGATGGTGTATATCACGTCTATGCACTTAGAGCAGATGTTGGAATCACAACTGAATTCACCGATTTAAAATATAGTCAAAATGTTACTGATCTTTATCCCCAACTTGATAGAGATAATCCGAATGATTCTCCAACCAATGCAACCTCATATGCACTGTCATCACCGATCGGTGATGTTCATACCAGTAATCTGAAAGGAAGTATTACAAGAGATACTGCTAATCACCTTATTGCTAAGTTAACTAAAAACTTAGTTGTAGATTCTGTTTTACCCCTTTCTGGCGGAATATCGACAGTTTCTTTTGCAAGGAATCATGGTTTCAATGGTGTTATTGAAGGAACCCTAACTGCAGGAACTAGTAATAGAAATGCAGCAGGAACTTATTATAATGTAAAACTTCTGACTAACGGATCTTCTGGTTCATGGGATGGTGCAACGGCAAAAGTAACATTGACTGGATCAGCAGGATCTGGAACAATCAGTGCCTTTGAAATTCAGTCAACAGGATCTGGATATGCTTCTGGAAATACTTTGTATTTTGACACTACCGATATAGGTGGTTCGAATGATGCATATATTACTCTTGCTGCTGGTGGAATCATTAGCAATGTTGGTGATGTCGTTCAGATTACTGGCATTTCCACAATTGCAGATGCATACTATCGGATCGATACAGTTCCCGATAAAGATTCAATTTCAATCGGCAGAACAACAGGAGATCCAAGTGTAATTGCTGGTCAAATTGTAATTAATACTGGTCCATCAATTCCAGTTAGCACAACATCATTTGCATCGGAGATAACAACATTTACATGTTCAGATCCACATGGTCTTGTGGCAGGCAACAAATTTAAAGTCATTGATACTAATTCAAATAATCTGGGAGACTTTATTGTTGCATCAAAAACATCAGCAACTGTTTTCACTGCAAAAACAACCACTGCACTTGGAGGAACTCCAACACACATTCTCAAACACTTCCTCTCTGCTAACTCTGGGGTATCTGATGCAAGTAATGAAAATATTGCATCAAGAGGAAATACTTTCTATGGTGGAGACGTTCTGAATACCACTGCTTCTGTAGGTATCACGACAACTCACATTCCAGTATCACATCCAAATGCTGGTATTTCTACAATGAGTAGATTCCCTCTGGGATCTTATATTCAGATTGAAGATGAAATCATGAGGGTTGCATCATCAACATTCTTTGGAACTAATAAACTTGTCGTCATTCGTGGAGCACTGGCAACAGAGATTAAGGCACACGATTCTGGGTCATTAGTTAAGAAGATTAATCCTCTCCCAGTTGAATTCCGTAGACCTTCAATCATTCGTGCTTCTGGTCATACGTTTGAATACCTTGGATACGGCCCTGGTAACTATTCAACTGGTCTTCCACAGGTTCAGACAAGAACTCTGACAGAAAGAGAAGAGTTCCTTTCACAGGCACAGGAAAGAAGTTCTGGTATTGTTGTTTACACTGGTATGAACAACAGAGGTGACTTCTATATTGGTAACACCAAGAAGTCATCTGCAACTGGTGAAGAGACATCATTTGATACTCCAATTCCAACAATTACTGGTGCGGATCCTGCAAGATTGAGTGCAATTTTTGATGAAGTTACTATTAAAGAAAGAATTGTTGTTGAGGGTGGAGATTCTCAGCAGATTCTATCACAGTTTGATGGCCCTGTTAATTTCGGTAAAGAAGTTAGAATTAAAGATAATGCCACAGTATCTGGTGTCTTAAGAATTAAAAATACCACACAATCAAATAGCACTTCTAGTGGATCATTGATTGTTAGTGGTGGTGCTGGTATTGCTAAGAATTTATATGTTGGTGGATATTTAAATGTGGCCAACGATTTGAATATAACAGGATCCATTGTATCTGGTGGTGCTACCTTCGGCAACATCCAAATTGCAATTACAGATGAGCGAACTATTGATACAAGTTCTGGAGATTTGGTTCTTAATGCTACTACATCATCCAAAGTTGCAATCAGCACTAATACTGAAATTACCGGCACACTTAATGTTACCGATGATATTACTGCATTCTATACTTCTGATGAAAGACTGAAGGATAATGTAACTGCCATTGATGATCCTCTTGCGAAGGTTCTTTCTCTCGGTGGATATACATTTGATTGGAACGAGAACACTGCTAAGGAAGGAACTGAAACTGGTGTAATTGCACAAGAAGTTGAGTCTCTGGGTCTCCCAGGATTGGTCACAACGAGAGATAATGGATACTTGGCAGTTCATTATGAAAAACTTGTTCCGCTGCTTATAGAGGCAGTTAAGGAACTCTCTAGTAAAGTTGATGCACTTGAACAGAGATTGCAGGATAAATAACTTTAAAACTATAAGAGATGGCAAATTATAGTAAACGATTCAATTTTCGTAATGGTGTTCAGGTTGATAATGATAACTTTGTAGTAGATTCTGCAGGTCGAGTTGGAATTGGAACAACTCGACCACAAGAATTTTTAGATATTTACGGAAATTCTAGTGGTGCTCTTCGTGTTTATGGAGTAACAAAAACTGTTGGATTGACGACAACTGATACATTATATGCCGGTATTGCGACAATTGGTGTTTTAACAACCACTGATCTTGTAAATACAGGAATTCTTACGACTGCACAACTTCAGGTTGGCAACTCTCCTGCGGTAAGTAATCTAATTGGATATGGATTTACTGCATGGATAACAACTGCAAGTAGCACTGGAATTCATACATTCGGACCTGTTGGGATTAAAACTGCTAATCCAGATTATATCTTTCAGATAGAAGAAAATCCATTAACTTCTACTGGAATTGGAATGACCAATGGCGATATCTTTGCCAGCGGTATTGTTTCAGCAACAAAGTTCTATGGAGATATAGTTGGTGATATTACCGGAGATTTGACTGGTGTTGCATCTACGGCAACACAACTAGAAAACTCAAGAAATTTTTCAATTACTGGTGACTTAGAGTCTTCTGTTATTTCATTTGATGGAACTGCAAATGTTTCTCTTGCATCAACATTATCGACATCATTTAGTGCAAATACAAGTGGTATCATAACCGCAACTAAGTTTGTTGGTATTGTAACCGCAACAGAAGCAGGAATTACGACTGCAACCATCACTAATGCAAATCTTATTAATGCAGATGTAGGTATTGGAACGTTTGATGACTTAAGAATTGATAAGTCTTCTGCTGCGAGTTTAGTTATTACTAGCGCAACAAATTCTTCTGTAAGTATCGGGGAATCTGTAGGTGCAGGAAACAGTAGTGCAAGAATGCTCTATACTCCAGGGGCAGGAACACTAAATTTCACAAACTTTGACGTTGGTGATATTAACTTCACTCTTCATGGTGGAACAGGAACAGGAAGCACAGGAAACTTCGCGGTAAGATATGATGGTATAGACGTATTAAAAACCACTTATGATGGAAAACTTGGAGTAAATCGTGGTGGTGCAGTTTTAGACCACAATCTAGATGTTGGTGGAGATTCTATTCTTCGCGGAAATGCCAAAGTCACTGGCATTATGACTGTAGGATCTGGATCATTTGAGTTTACATTTGGTGATGGAAGCTCCATTCCAATGCCAGACACACAAAATTTCAATACTATTACTGGCATTAGCACTTTCCAAGATTTTATAGTTGGTGGAACTCTTGGCATTGGTTCCATGACTATTGCCGAAGAAGATTTATTTGTTGCTGGAGTTGTTGGTATAGGAACAACTAATAATTCAAATTTCTTAACTGGTATAGATTTCACCTTAAATGTTGAAGGTCACATTAATTCAACTGCCGGTTTAACTATTGCAGACAATACTGGAGCTAGCGGTATTATTGCAATTACGACAACTGCGGATGGATCATTGCAATCAGATCCTAGAAATATTCCTGGAAGTGAAGGAAGTAGAATTCCATCAGTTTCATATGGTAATTTTCAAGTTGATACTGGATCTGCAACTCTTTTCACTCAAAATGTATCCATAGTTCCAACAGTTGGAGTAGCTACTGCTGGATATGGATACACTAATCTTGGAATTATATCAAAATATGACCATCCAGATTATGGATCTCAATCGAAGTATTTGACAACTGTTGGTATTAACACTTACTTTACAAGATCTATAGTTGATATTGGTGTGGGTTCAACTACAATGAACTCATATGTTCTCTTACCATCACTAAATCAAACCGATCTGGATATTGTTGCCAATCTATGGAATAGCCCAGCAAATACTGGATACACTGCGGCAAGTAAAGTTACTCCAGATGGTGTTGTTCCTGGTGCAATCGTTCATAATAAAACAACAAACACAGTTCAAGTTGGGCACGGAACAGATTCATTCAGAAACCTAAGTC